CGTTGCCGTTAGCGTTGTCGCACCTGATGCCGTGCCATCTGCGCCAACTGCATTTTTGACTGCCGTGACTCCGCTTGCTGTCCAATTTCCTGACACTGACAGGTCGCGTGATTGCAGAACCAAATTCGTCCCACTCGCCTCAATCAAAGCAGCAGGACAGCCGCCGCCTATCGGGTAGTCCAAACGCAATATTCCGCTTGCTACGCTTTCAATCAACCCACTCGCATTCACCCGCGTGGCGGTGGTATTTCTCGTGAAGGTGAAGTCCGCACCGCTAACGGTTGGTAACTGCGGATATAAAAAGCCTGCCCTCGTTAACTGCGGCACAACCAAAAGCGAAGGTTGTCCAGTCACCCTGCTCGCCGCTCCTGTCGTGGTTGTGATGTAAGGCGAAATCCTATCATTGCGTTCAACCTGCGGCGCGGCAATGCGTATCGTAAAGCTGATGACATCGTTTTGCAAAACATCAGCCGTGAGCCTGAAATTCACCCTGTCACTGCTGACGCTGGCAATCGAAAGAACTGCCGTGTTCACCCGCGTTAAACTGCCCGAAACCAAGCCATTCAAGTCAGTAGTGCTGTTCGCCGTTTCAATGACCGAACCATCGCTCGACTTTTGCCCCAGCACCTGCATCACCATCGTGGCAGGGATTGTGCCTGCTTGCTTGCCCAAACTCATCGCGCCAATGTACTGCTGACCAATGCTGGCAGGGATTGCGTTAGTGTTGTCGTTAGGCTCGCAACCTATGTAAATCGTGCCATCGCTATCAGCCGTGCCGCTCACCGTCCAGTCAATCGCCTGAAAGCCTGCACTGGTGAACGCGCTCGAAATGGTCACTGTCAATCCATTAACGCTACCACTCACCCACTTCGTTGGCAACACGCTACCTGTTGCCCCTGCCATCGCGCTATTGGTCAGCAGATTGGTGTCCGTGCGTTGCGGCACTCGCATCTGCAAGTTAATTGCACGCGCATCAAGGCAACTGCCCGCCGCTTCCTTTGTCGCGCCCGATGCAATTGCTCGCGCCGTTGCCGCCGCGTTATCGCTCGCGTAATCGCCGACTACCTTCTGCGTTACAAAAGGCAATGCATATCCGTGCGCTAATGCCATCAGGAATAAGCAAATACGTTGCCGCCTGATACTGTCACCGCCCTTAATCTTAAGCCGTTACGCGCCCTGACAATCATCCCTGTCATCACCGTGATGCCACTCAACCCCAAATAAGTCAGCGCGTTGTTGCCTTCGCTGTCGGTCAAAGTCGTGAAGCTCGTTGCGGCGTTCACCACAAGAAATTCAAACGCCTGACCTGTGACCGCGCCTGTGACTACGGTTATCGCGCCGTAGCCTCCCAGCATCGCGTCTAATTGTTGCCCAATGTTCATATCGCTGTTTTTAGTTAAATACCACTTATGTCGGAACTTCGCAAATATCGTGAGGGTACTCAAAGTCAAAGTTGGCCGTTGCCTGCCACCCAGCGACTTTGTCATCTCGCGCCTCCACAAATCGCGTTGCACTAACCGCATCCTGCAACGTGTAATCCTTTGCAGGGTCATTCGTGAACTTGCTGATGAAGTCGCGCATAATGTACAGCGTGTCGTTAAGTACCTCATCTTCATTGTCAGTCCACCTTGCCACTACGCTACCAGTCACCACCGTAGATAGGTTGCGGCTATCTTCAATCCTGTCCATAATCAGCACACTCACGCCAAGCGTAAGCGCACCAACATTCGCGGTCATCGATTGCAGGTCGGCAAAGAGCAAAGGGTAAACAACCCTATCCCTGTCCGTTGTCCGCAGATTTATCGTGTTGTCCGTCCCGATTGCCAGCGGGTCGCCGAATCCCACGCTGTTGATTTGTGGATGGGCCGCCGCAAAGGTCAGCAGGTCGTTCTTTAATCGAACCCAACTCATAGTACTGCTTTAATTTGTTGATATTTTTCGCGTGTGCCATTAAAAGGGATAGAAGCGTTTTTCAGGGTAATCCAATGGGTCACGGAAGCGGCCACGCCTTCCCAAAGCCATCCCTGTTTCGTAAGAACTTCCATTCGGGTAAATCGTGTCAATCGCCGTTGGTGGGTTGTCAAACAATGGGTAACTGGCGTGGTTCTCTTGCAGGTAGCGCGTAATGCGCTCCGTGTACCATTCCGCATCGTTCTTGACCTTGTCCATCAGTTTAAACACCTCGTCCACGCTCATCGGGTTGCTTTCGGTGCTGGTCCTGCGGTCCATCCCTTTGTTCATATACTTGAACGACAGCACCATCGGAAGTTCAAAGTACATCCATTGCACGATTGCAGGCTGGATGTAATCTTCAAGCAGGGTCGTGTTTAAGGCAGTGACCGAACCGCTAACCACTTGCGCCTGTACTTCTTTGTATAACGCCGAACCCAGCGCAGGTTGGATGTGCATATCCTGAACCTTGACCAACGTGGGCCTGATTTGCGTATAGGCTACGTTTTCGTTGATGACGCTGTTTTCCAGCAGGTATTCTTCCGATACAAATAGGGCGATGCTCATACTACACGTTTAACTGTTGTTCCTTTTTTGACTACCAATTGCTGAACCCACATATGTCTGCAACTTGGCCTGTGGTTGCCATTCGGAAGGGTAAACCAACCGCCTCTGCGCTCCCAAACATTCCAGCCAACCAACTGCCCGATGTCGTTTATATCGCTCCTTGTGTACAACTTTGTCGCGCTCAAATCCAGCATTGTTTGGCAGAACTTGCGGCTTTTGTCGTAGCCATCCGCCTTGCTCAATCCTGCATATTCTGGCCGCCAATCGTAGCGATAGCGCACCTCCACCACTTCCTCCTCAACTGGCGTTTCTTTCGTTGCGATGTCAATATCGCGGCTAATCGGGAAGCGGTTTTTTTCCAGCAGATAGGCAATCCGCTTTCTCACTTTCGCAGGGCTGACCTTCAACGCCTCGGCTATTTCTTTGACCGTTGCCAGCCTGTTCTTCTTGCGATAGGCCATTATCCGCTTGTCCAACTTCTCCTCCTCCTCATCTACCGCAAACGTTTCAGGATCGCCTTCCAATGCCAACTCCCAGCTATCAACCACGTCAAAGGCTTGCGCATCTTCGCCGAACTGCTGACCAACAGCGGACAACATCCGCATTTCGTCATCCTCGCCTTGTGCGCTGAACTCGGCCTGTCTATCAGTCAGGAAGTCGTTAATCTGCTCGGCGGTCAATCCAAAGCCACTGCCCAACATCGTGCGTGCCTGCGCCTCGCTAATCTTGCCTGACTGGAAGTTGCGGACTATCCGCATCAGGTGCTGAAACTGCCGGCCGGTCATCGTGCGTAGTGCCTCATTGACCGGCTCGGTTGCCAATGCCTCCGCCGCAGGTGCGCCTTCGGGTTGCACTTGCTCATCCTCAAGCGGATCAAGTCCTGCCTTCTCGCGAAGCTCGTTGCGCGTCATAATCTGCACCAACACCTGTTCGCTTAACTGCTCGGTCACTGGGTCGGTAGGGCATAGGTATAAGCCTTCGATGTCGTTAAACCCTGCGATGTAGTTAATCATCCTTTCCACAATCATCACCCGCGCGTTGATGTAGGTGTTTTTGAAAAGTTCGTAAGCCTCAATCAATTCCTTCCTTCCACCCAACTGCCCTTCGGTCTTGACCCCAAACAGCATCGGGTTGGTGACGTTGTGTGCGACAAATATCTCTTCTTGGATTTGCTTGTTCAGCAGGTCAAACTGCTTGTCCAAATCGCTCGGCGTTAGCGATTGGATGCTCGGCGCGCTTTCCTTTCCGCTACTAAACGTCAGCACGAATCTACCTGCATTCCCTGCCCCGCTGAACTTGCGGCGCATCATCCGCTCGATCTCGTCTTTTTCTTCTTCGGTTGGAATTCCGTCAGCGAAGTTAATCAGCTGACCACCCCAAAACTGGTTGCGGATGTTGTTGATGTGGAAGCGCGCTATCTCCGCATCGCACTCGATGTACGCGAGCGCACCTTGATAGTTTGGAAGCGGGTAATGCTGAACGCCTGCGCTGTAATGGCGGTAGTAAAACATCTGCTTGCCAACGCGGTACTTCTCATCGAATTTCGGCATCTTCTCCACTTCGTTGCCCTTCGGAAACTGCTGAATCATACGCGCATCGTACCAATCGGCGATTAGGAACATATCATCATCCAAACTCACCCGTACCTTTTGGAATGGAACGTGTTCAACAAAGGCGATGCCGCCACCCCGATTCCAAGTGACTGCAAGCGCGAAGCCGTTAAACAACTCTAAATCCAGCACCAACTTCTCGGTAAGGTCGTTCAAATCATCTTCAACGTTGGGGTCGCGGATGAACTCCTCCGCTCTTGCTTGCTGTTCCACCGTGCCTTTATCGCTTGCCTTCCATCCCTTGCCTACGATGTAGTGAACCTTGCCGTTGACGATGGCGCAGTGCTTCGCGCTTTTGTGGTAGTTGTCCAGCAGATAGTACGGGTATTCGTTGCGTTCACCAAACAGCACCATATTGGCCTGCTTGTTTTCCAGCATCACAGGCAACTGGTAGTCGGTGGTGGGGATGAAACTGAATGCGAATTTAGAAGCTGACATAGGTGTTGTTATTCGTTGGTGCAACGTAGGTTTCGGTTGCGGGTTCAATGTAGGCCAATCCTGTTTCGACCACTCGCGGCGTTCCCATCAGGAATCTCCGCATCGCCCTTGTGTAGCGATTTGACGTGCTATCCTTTGAATGCGTGCCTTGATTGCCGTTATTCATATTTACTGTGAAAGCCTGATTAGCATCGGCTTGCGTTGATGACCAATAGGTGTGATTTGCGAAGTTGCCGAAGCCGTTCACCTTCAATTTAGTGTACATTTCGGTCAACTCATCCAGCGAAGGAAGAAACCAATCGCTATACCCGTTCAGTATCAATTCATCGCAAAGCCTCGCGCTTATACCCGATGTAGGGCAACTTGCAACGATTGTCGCGGTGTTAATTACGCCTTGACCAATCGCTTCGGGTGATGCGCCTTCCAGTATCAAAGTCCCCTGACACCCCCACGGCGCGTCCGTTGCTTGGTCTGCCGCCGCACTGATGTAAGCATAGCCGCCATCCTCAAACACAAACAAGCCACCACCAAGTGCGTCACCTGCCGCGTAGCCGTTTGCATCTTGCAACACCTCGTATTTGTACTGCCCTTTTTCAAGCGCGCCCAACGTGAAGGTGAAGCGGTCGTATCTCTCCTCGTAACTGCTCGCGTTGCTAATCGCGTCAATGTACACCACCGTGCTGGTGTTCTTCGCGATGTTCGTGAGAATCAACTTGTAGATGGTCGCGTTAGTTGCGCGCTCAGTCCACGTGACGTTGATGGTGTTCGATTGGCTGGCTTTAAGGTATAGCATTACCGTTAAATACCACGCGCGACTGATTTGTACAAATTCAGCCTCGCCTCGCTGATTTGCTGGATGTCGAACTTGCCCTGCATCTTCGCCCGCAAACGCTCACCCATTTCCTTCGCCATCGCAGGTTCATTGATAAACGCCCGCATATACTTATACCACAGCTTGTCCTTCTTTTCAGGCACAAGCCAGCCATCCACGCCATTCTCGATGCAATCCGCATACATCGGCACCTCGCTGGCAATGACCGCCTTACCCATCCACGCGGCCTCGGTAATCTTCAACTCCGACTTCAATCGGTTAAACTTGGTGTCGCGAAGTGGCGCAAGGCTCACATCCACCCAATTGTACCCCTGTACATAGCTGTATATGTCAGCCGCTTGGATGCGTGAGTAGTTGTTGTTCTTCCCTTTATTGCTGAATACCTGCTCGTACCCTTGGTAGATTGGGTTGTTCTCGTTCCAGCCCGCCAAGTAAATCATATACTTCCCATCCAGTTCGGTTTCATCCGACAGGCGTTGCAGTGGTGACCGCATCAACTCCACATCCTCCGTGTGCTGGGCCGCGCCGAAGTAGCCGAAGCGCACCCGCTCGCTTTGCGTTGGCTGTTCCTGAAACTGCTTGTACTGGATGTATGGCGTGTTCGGAAAGATGCTGACGTTCTTATTGAACTTCACCAATTCATCGCGCAGGTATGTCGTGGTCGTGATGATGTGGTCAGCTATGCGGATGTGCTTTTCGATTATCGCAGGCATCTTCGTGTCGTGGTAGTGCCTGTAAAAGCTATGCCCTGTGCCAAGGTGCCAGTAGTCGTCCATATCCAAAATGATACGCGCGCCGTATTGCCGAAGGATGTTGGCCACCTGCTCAACCGCCTCCAACGGCCCTGCAATCCACGTTCGGTTGTACAAGAATAGGTCAATCGTTTTCAACTCATCCTCTTCCATACGCCTGATGTCATCGATGCTGACAAAATCCACCACTCCACCGCATAGGTCGTGAACGGCCGCATTCGGCATTTCAAGGCGATAGTAACTGCACCCTGTTGGGTGTTGGTTGTAAACGATGCATATTCTCATTGTGCAGATTTAAGGGTTGACGTTGTGCAAAAATAAGAAAGCCAGTGCGACCCTTACGCACTGGCTTTCACCAACCCAAACTGAACTACACTTAATTCGCGCCGCCTGTTATTTGCGTGCTTGCTGTTACTCCCGCGATCACAGTTGACAATACCTCTCTGCAAGGTTGTGCTTCCATCGCCGTGAATGTCAATTCATAGCCACCCCTGTCACCCATCGCTGTGCCTGTTTGCGCAGTTCCGCCAGTCACCTCGATGCCGTTGGTTTCACCCAGCAGCCAATACTTGCCATTGCGGTCGGTGACAATCGCCAACAACCTGCCATTCGAAGCAAGGCGCAACTGATTGCGCACCTCTTGCGTGAGCCTGTTGATGACCAAAGTCATTTCTTGCTGGTAAAAGATAGTGCCGTTTTCAACGCTGGCGTTGGTGGTTTCAGTAAACTGACCCACGCCCTTCGGCAATTCGTATTTGTAGAAGGCATTGCTTCCCGAAGCATAACCTGTAAAGCCAGTCACCGTGCCTGTGGTGTTGGTGGCTACTGACCCTGTTACGTTCCACGATGCAAGCCTAATTTCGCTAATGCCGCCAACATTGTTGCGGCATCCTAATGCGTATCCTGATGTAAGTGCGCAGCTCATATTTTTTCTTGTTTTATAGTGTCAAAAGAAAAAGAAGGGCAGGTTTCCCTGCCCTGTCATCAGCCAGCAGGTGTCGTTGCGTTGCTTGCCTTGTACAACACCATAAATTCAGGATATGCAAATTGCACCCCGTATTTCA